TGCAATACCAGTAAAGATACTATCATATCTTAACCCAACATAAGATTCATTTAACTCTATAGAGTAATGAATTACATTTAGTTTTTTCTTGACTGCTGCTGCACCTAATACGACAAGTCCCCAAGACTTACCAATACCTGCTGGTGCCACAACCACTCCAAGTTCTCCTGCTGCTAATCCACCTGCCATCAACTCGTTAACACTATCCCAACCAGTTGGAACACATTTTCTTGCTGACTCTTCAAACCTTACATCAATATCAATCTTATAGTCATGACCTATATCTCTTTCAGTACCTGCTTTCATCGCATCATCAACCAACTTTTTGATACCATCGTAATTACCATTACCAAGTAAATCAACAGATTGTAATATTGCATTTTTTAGATTCTGATTTCTACAGAAGTCAATACACTTCTCTTTGACAAACTCTAAATCATCTGCATTAACATACTTTGTTGCGTTCCTTAAGTTCTCCACTACACCTACTTTTAAAATCTCATTATCAATTTCAGATAATGCTACTTTGATTGCATCCATAGTTGGAACTTTCTTATACTTTGTAAAGTAGTTCTTTATCATATCAACAATCCACCTATCAGAATCGGACTCAAAATACTTTGTTTCCAGAATGTCCATAATCTGTTGAATGAATAGTTTGTCTTTAATTAAACAGACAATTGTCTTTGATTGAAATGCTTTTCCGTAGTTAGTAAAAGTTTCTACTTGACTCATTTAGAACTCAAAAATGCTTGTAAGGTTGTGAATGAAGACCTAATCCAATAATCAAGATTCTTAAATGCTCCAAACATTTTATCTTCCAAAAGCATTTGGTTGATACTACCCCTACGAAGACCACAATCATTAGATTCCATTATACTTCTAATCTTGGATTTTGCAGTTGTTGGAATATCAACATCTAATAATTGCATAAGTTCATAATTTCTGTGTAGTTTATCACTTTCATTAGATATGTTTTCTAAAACCTTTGCTTCTGATTTATGTTCGTCTGAATATTTAAGAACATCTTCTATATTAACTATCTCTTCTTCAAACAAAAGAGGTAATTTTTTTTGAAGAGTTTTAAATCCACAACCCTTTACTCCATCTATATCATCAGATTTATCTCCATCCATTGTTCTGTAAATTAAATAGTTTTTTGGAGACATACCAAATTCATGCTCAACCCATTTCTCATCTTGTGTCATCTTTTTAATAGGATTCCATATTGTAATTTTATTATCAATCAACTGAATAAAATCTCTGTCACTTGAGTATATTACCTTTTCGGAATCTGGATATAAATTGGAACATACATAACCTATCACATCATCTGCTTCCATACCATCAAACATCATAGTTTTGATAGGAAGTGCTTCTAAATATTCAAAGAGTCTAACAATTTGTCTTTTCATTGCTTCCCCTTCATCAATACCATCATGAAAATCAGTTCTATTTAATCTACGATGTACTTTTCTATTTGCTTTATAAGTGGGAAATAACTTTCTTCTTTTAGTAGAACCACCTTTACCATCAAAAACAACGACACAAGCAGTTGGTGTCGTTGTTCTGATTGCTAATGCGATTGATTTGAGAGACCCTGCTAAACCACCAACATGAGTACCATCGTCATTCGTAGTTGGATTAACAGAGAAGTTTCTGATAAAAGTATTTAGTCCATCTATTAAAAGTATTCTATCGTTCTTATCTGAAAACTTTGATTGATGTTCTTTTTCATCTACAAGGTCATTGAACATTTCCAAATAGTTCTTTGGCATATTCTATCCCTCTACTTCATTATCATATTCTACATTCTCTCCAATGGTATAATCTGGTTTCTCTTTATACTTCATGATAAGTTTTTCACATATCAAATCATATAAATAGTCTTTCATACCATCTCTGTTTAAAACCTCTTCAAAGTCTTTTGCTTGAAACTTGATATCTTCATCATTATACTTTAATGTATACCACGCTCCACCAGACTTGACAAGTTTATAGTTTTTAAGAACCTTTAATATACTACCAACATCGTCAATACCAGAGTCAAAGTAGATATCAAAGTCTGCGTGTCTCATTGGAGGCCCCATCCTATTCTTAACTACTTGACATTTGGTTTTGATACCAATTGTTTGGTCTTGTCCAGAAACTTTTTGTTTTATCTGACCAAGGTTCTTTAGTCTCAACCGAACAGAAGAGTGGAATGCTAAAGCTTTCCCCCCACTTGTAGTCCAAGGGTCTCCGAACATAACACCCATCTTCTGTCTAAGTTGATTTGTAAACAAGAGACATATATTTTCACGACTTATGAGATTTGTTATTTTTCTCATTGCCTTTGAGATGACGATTGCTTTAGTTGTTGCATATCCGTCCTTATCAAAGTCTGTTTGCATTTCTACTTTCGTTGATGCGGCAGCTACTGAATCAACCACAATTGTAACCAACCTATCTTTATCTGAAGTACGAATCGTATCTATAATATGCTCTATTGCAGAGAATATGTCTTCAACCGTATCAAGTGGAACATATAACATTTTTTCTAAATCAACGCCTATTGCTTCTAAGAAGTCATGACTAACCGCACTCTCTGTATCTATATAAACTGCAACACCACCTCGTTTTTGGGTGTTTGCAAGAGTATGTGCTGCTAACAATGATTTTCCAGATGCTTCAAGACCTGTAACCTCTGCTATTCTTCCAACGGGTAATCCACCATTTGGTCGGTTAGATATTACTAAATCTAACATTGATGACCCAGTAGAAACCCAGTCTTTGATTGAAGATGGTGATTCAGTAGCCCCATCAAGAAAGTATGCGACTTTTCCATCCTTAAACTGCTTATTTAATTTATCGGCAAGAACATTAGCAAGTTCATCCCTTACAGTCTCTTTTATTTTCATAAATTTTCCTCTGTTTTAAAGAAATGGGCAGTTAGTATCTCGTACCATGTAGTTTCTCGCAGAAAACACTGCCCATTCTATATTGTATTGTATTTTAAGAATTAAACAATTCGTCAAATGCGTCACTTACATTCGTGACTTTAGTAGTAGAAGACTTCTCTTCTGGAGTTGTCTCAGTTGTGTCTTCTTCAATACCAACACTCTCTTCTTGAGTATCATCACTTGGATTCAACCAATTTTGAAGAATCTCTTTCAGTTCATCATATGTGTTTTCTGTAAAGATTTCTTTCATATCAGTTTGATTCTCAACCCAATTTTTCATTTGAGTTTCATCGGATGATACTGGAGTTTGATTTGGTTTTACCCTAATCGTTGTTGTTGGATATGACTTACCAGTCTCTTCTGGCATTTTGACTTCAACTTGAACATCTCTACCACTTACTGGGTCTGTGATGTCTCCATAATCTGGGTCTGCTAAGATAGATAGTAATTCTTCATATACCATCTTTCCAAATCCCCAGAAACGAACACCTTCTCCCTCTTCTCCACGAACAACTACAGGTGCAAATGTACGAAGTTTCGGAGTGAGTTTTTTAGACAGATTCCAATCCTCACGACTACCAGTAGATTTCAATCTTTCTGCAAACTCTTGAATAGGGTCTGGATTACCATGAGTAATCGGTGAAAGATAAGTTCTCTTATTGATATCATAGTGAAAATACTGCTCAATAAAAGCACCTGCTACAGTTGCATCATTAGCGAACTTATAAGGTAATATACGAACAACTTGTTTACCAGGTTGTGGTTTGTACATATTATTAGTTCTTGAGGTTGTTGTCTGAAGTGAATTAAGACGATTTCGGATTTGGTCTAAATTAAGAGCCATGTTGTTTCTCCTTAAGTTTATTTGTTATTTTGTTATTATTCATTGTTTAGTTACTATTTCTGTAACCAAAAATAAGTATCTAACGGGAATCCAAAACATCAATTTATTTTTAATTAGTTTTAAAATTTTCCCACTCTTTTTCTTCTGCGAGTTCTAATAATGCTTCAATCAATTGTGGTACAAATTTAGGATTCAAAGCAACACCTTTCTTAGTTGGTATCAAATCATCATTATCATTTTTACCA